GCATTTTCCGCCCGTCATTAAACGACGGCATTACTTGTGAGTTTTTAGATGCGAAGTATACGGTACGCTCAGCAGTGCGGGATACGTAGATGGTGCCGTCATTAACTAATTTCTCTAGTAAACGGCGAACTTTCCAATATGAAAAACCTGAAATAGCAGCTAACTCTTGCGTATTTAATTCGCCACGAGATTGTAAGGCGTTACTAATGATTTGCATATCAGCGTCTATAGCTTCTTTTGAGAATTTAACCATAATGCGACTCCTAATGGGAAATGCCAACGAGACAGGAGGCACTTGTAAGGGTGGTTGTGTCCGATATTGTAGTGGTTTGGTGTGCGTAAAACTATTGGCAATGCAAGGGATTAGGCGCTATATGAACAGGATGCACTTGCAAGCGTAGGTGATGGATGCCAGATGTGCAAACGTGCAGGTCAGAGCCCTTGTATGGGTTGGGGAGGTTTGCATAGATGGTGGAATTGTGTTTACGGCGGTGAGTCATGTTCGTGCTAAAAAGCCATCCCCGAAGGGGTGGCTTTAGCAATGACTCGGAATATGACGGCATTATTGTGACCAGCAATTATAGAATGGATTAAGAATGGAGGTTTATTTAGGTGTCTTATATATTGAACGTTTAGGTCCGGCCACTATTCTACATAACACTATATACAATTATATTAAGCATTTCCATCAGCCTCATTATATTCATACAAGCGTAAGCGGCATTTCCACCGGCTTTGCCGCGAGCATAGAAAAACCCCGGCCATTTCTGACCGGGGTTATCTATTAACTTAGTTGACTTACTCGGCTTCCTTCTTAGCCTCGACCTTGTAAGTCTTGTCATCAACTGTTACCTCGAATGGGTGCCAGTCGGTCGGGTACTTAGTTGAGTCCGTAGTTCCGACGGACTTTTGGTACGCCTCGACAAGAGTCTTAACCGAAATGTTTCCGATTTTCTCGGCGGCCGCACCGAAAGAACTCTTGACCTCTTGCTTTGCGCCCATCTTCTTTGTCGCCAGAGTGCCATCAACCCTAACACTCATTCCGCGTAGACGCGGAGGACCAGAACCGGGAGTACCGGAGCTCTTACGCTTAAGAGTCTGCGGAGTGTCGAGATAAGCGAAAACCTTATCCGTGAAAATAGTCTCAAGCGCCTTCTTAATGTCGCGCACGCTCTTGACTGCGTTTTCATAAGCGTCAGTGTGCTTCGCAACTGCATCCTCGTCAGTCTCTTCGGCAAGCTGCGCCTTAGCAATCTTTTCGGCCTGAATAAACAACTGCTCTTCCACCTTGGCGAGCACCATTGCAGCCTTTTCGCGGCGCTCAACAAGTGGCTTAAGCTCATCGTTCTCAGTCTCGCCCGACTTAAGAGCATCGACCAACTCTTGCGGGTCGCGGCTATTCTCCTTAAGCCACTGAGCCTGCTTAGTTTGAATAGCGATCTTAGCGTTAGCCTGCGCAATAAGATCCTTAGCCGCAACAGCACTAGGACCAAACGCTTCCTCTAAACTCGGAAGCTTTGTCTCTTCGGTTGACTCGGTTGTCTCTTCAGTCGTCTGTTCGGTGACTGTCTCAGTCATTGTCGGTCATCGCCTTTCGTTGTTTGCTTGACCTACGGTCTAGCTTAGTCACTCGGTATGTCACACGCAATAGATGGTCTCAACATATGGACACTTTATGATTCTAATTCAATCGAACATGCGTTCGACGTGCGTGGCGCTGGCACCCTCCCCTATACCATATATGATGCAGCGTGGATTATATATCATGTTGCAAAATACAGTTCAATATGGTAAGGTGAGCGAAGCGAGGCTACTCCCAGATATTTTAACATCCTTTTCCTTAAATTTCCCAGTATTAATGCATCAAGGAATCTATTTCTCGAAATATTTTTTACCCGAGATTTAAGTACGAGCGCCGGCGGTATAATCCTTCAATCACAAAGATTTTAACCAGCGCGTCCACAGTCATACCCTGTTCCCTAGCTAATCTCTCAAGCCAATAAGCGTCCTCTCCCTTAATAACAAACCTACCGACGGTCTTGTTATTGCTGTACTTCTGAATGTTTATAACCCTAATCGGGTCATCTTTGGCGACCGGAGTAGGGTTGCTTAAGCTGCTCATAAACCCATCGTACAACGCTCTTGACACACTGTCAAGGGTGATGTACCATTGAAGTATGAGGACTACTGGCAACGACACCCTCCCTGTAGAGGAACCCGTGTCTATTATTAGACAGGTTAGAACTAATAAGAACTTAACGTTAAAAGAGTTCGCTAACTTAGCTCGATGCTCTGATCAAGTGGTAATGCGAGCCGAGCAAGGTATTTATAGTAATATCCCTCCAGCTGTTGCTTACGCTTTATCAGAAATGCGTGGCTACACTATTGAGGAGTTAAACGAGCATTACAAACTCTTTATTAAAAAACATCGTGTATGGGCCCAAAGAAAGAAACCACTAGTTCCTGCCAAATTAGAACTAGCTCCATTAGATACGGAGGAAGGTTTGCATCCTTTTATTTGGTGGAGGCATCGCTGTGGTTATACAACTCGTATGGGTTTCTGTACTGCTTTTTGTGTACATAATAGTACTCTCTCACGTTTTGAGAAAGCTAAGACTGAGTACGTACCTGATATCCTGTATGAACTCTTCCAAGACGTTTTTCCCGGAAAGGGAATGGCTACGCGAGTTTACTCAAAGCTACAGCGTCTCTATGACGAATTTACGGGAAAGAGGGAGGCCGCATGACTAATCGAATCTGGCAATGGTTTTGTAATTGGTTAGTGGGCTCCTCATGAGTGAAGCTGCTTACATCTTAAGTCTCGAAGAACGAGTTAAAAACTTAGAGACGAAGGTTACAGATTTAGAGAATTTAGCAGCGTATTTAATGCGTAAGGCGGCAGATAATGACGACGGCTAAATTCGCTCAAACTCGGGATAAAGTCTTCGTTGATAAGCTGATTGATAAAAACCCCGACCTTAAGGAAGATCAAGTTGAGTTCATCTTACTCGTCGAACAATTCTTCCTCAAAGAAGGACGACTTCCCACGCATGAGGAAGCACAAGAATTCATCAGCATATCGGAGAGCGAATGGTCTAAAATCTGGCGGAGTAACGCAGTCCGAAATTGCCTTAATACTAGAGGCGTTCCATTACGAACTCCTGAACCTCTCTCAGCAGAGGCGCAAAAACAGCAAGTTAAAGCGGCATTAACCTTTCGTCAACTTGAAGCAGCTAAAGCTTTATACGATCCAAATGATATGCGGCCTGACCACACCAAGTTAAAGAAACTCGGTATTAGCACTCAGGAGTACAACACTTGGCGTAAAGACCCAGTCTTTTTAGAGTACCAGCATTCTTTAGCTGCTAACTTAGTACGTGATGGGGACGACGACGCCTACCGAGCTTTTATGGATAACATTCGGTCAGGTGACCACCAAGCTATTAAGATGTACTTTGAAATGAAGGGTATTTACCGTCCTAACGATACAGCCCTTGTTTCAATGCAGACTATTGTGCAACAGATTATTGACATCATTCAGCGTGAAGTTACAGACCCTGAACAGTTACAGCGTATCTCGGCTCATATTTTTATGGCTATTAATCAACAGACTGTGCAAAACCCTAGCTTCATTGATAAATCCACAGTCACTCCTGTAGGAGAAATTGAGTCGGGGATTGATTTCTAATGGCACAGAGTAGTAGTTCAGGTAAAGGTCCTTTAGGTTCACCTCCTCATCAACTCCCTCATTACTACCACCCCGGTAAAGGTGGAGACAAGCAAGACGGAGATAAGCAAAATTTAGATAAGCAGTTATTAGAAGGCTTCGATCAAGAAAAAGTCCACCGGCTGCATTTAGCTAGTGATACGGATTCCTCAACGAGAAGTAGTCATCACACTTTAGGTCCTGGAAGAAACCAAGCAGCACCAGGAGACCACAGTCACCGATTAATTGGAATTTGGCTTTATAGGTCAAGTGACGGTTTGCACAACAGTTCAGGTAACTACCAGGCTTTAGCTTTTACCGATTACAAGTTTTGGGATCAGGAATACTATTCAAAAGTTTCATCTAGTGAAGTTAAAGTCTTAAAGCGTCACATTGCGACCATTACTTGCAGAACCTCTTTTGAAGGTAACGGTACAGGACGCCGTGGAATTAGTTATTTCAGTAACGGTGTACAACAACAGCGACAGGAACTTCCTACGCTTGGTGGTGGAGCAACTCAAACTCAAGTTCAAGACCACGCTTTTGGAATTGACTTAAACGTAGATGAAGTAATTCAGATTCAAACGTTCCAGAACTCAACTGTAAACTTAGCAATTAAAGCGGGGTTCTTCATTACTCATATGAAAATCATTAGGACCCACCCTCTGAAAATCGACTCCGCAGGTTTAGCATCAGGTACTATTGTGCCTCAGATTCCGGGTCCTGAAATCGCTTCACGTAAATTCCTATTGAATGGGTCTTGGTAATGCCTAGGCGTAAGAAAGAAGAATTTAACCCGGCTGACGCTTTACGTCAGGTGGGTGAGTCTTTACGTACTCAGGCTTTACAACCTAATTTATACAGATATGAACCGCACGAAAAGCAGAAAACTTTTCACACTTGTGACAGTGATGAATACCTTACTGATAAATCAGATATTCAGAAAGTGAGATTCTATGTTGGCGGCAACCGCAGTGGAAAAACGGTCGGAGGAATTGTCGAGGATATATGGTGGGTTACTAAAGAGCACCCCTTTATTGACATCGAGAATATCTGGCCTGAACCTATTAGGGGCCGCATCTGTACGACAGACTTTGTTAACGGCGGTGAGGGTATCATTATCCCAGCTCTCAAAAGATGGTGCCCTGCTAGTAAGTTTAAAGGCGGGTCCTGGGAATCTGCTTGGGACGCAGAAGAACGAACAGTCCATTTTAGTAATGGTGGATTCATTGAGTTACGTTCATACGACCAACAGCTTGATAAACATGCCGGTACTAGTAGACATTTTGTTCACTTTGATGAAGAACCCCCCGAAGACATTTATGGTGAAAACATGGCGCGCCTCATGGACACCGGAGGTCGTTGCTGGTTTACCATGACTCCTGTAGAGGGTATGACTTGGACTTATGACAGATTATACGAGCCAGGTTCTACAGGTGAAGCAGCTTTTCCAATTTTAATTGTGAACGTTTCAGTTTTTGATAACCCTCACATCGATAAAGATGAAATTTCAATGTTCGCGTCATTATGGCAGGACGATGACGACGAAAGTGCGATGCGTATTGAGGGAACTTACATTAGTAAGACGGGTCTTATTTACCCAGGGTTTAAGAAAGAAACACACGTAATTCCTAACTGGACCCCTCAAAGGGATGAGGGGACAGTATTCGCTAGCCTAGACCACGGTTTAGCTAACCCTACAGCCTGGTTATGGCATTGTCTCTTACCTAACGGTAGAATTATTACTTTTTATGAATACTACGTTAAGAACAGGGTTGTGAGAGAACATGCTATTGAGGTCCTTAAAATTAACAAAGCCCTTGGACGAGAGCCAGACTTTTACGTTGGCGATCCCAGCATCCGAAATACTGACCCAATTACCCGTACTAGCATATTGGAAGAGTACGGTAAATTTGGAATTTTCATTCAAGCAAACCCAGGACTCAACGATGTTACAGCTGGAATTGACCGCGTCCGTGCTTACATGAAGCCAGTTTATAAAGACGAGCAAGGAGTAATGCGGTCTTTATGGGCTGTATGTGAAAGATGTACTCACACTATTAAAGAAATTGGTCATTACCGTTGGGACCCCTGGAAAGAAAAGGGCGCTAAGAGAGAAAAGAATGAGAAAGAGCGTCCTAAGAAAAAGGACGACCACACTTGCGACTCATTAAGGTATATGATGATGTGCCGTCCGGACTTCGCTGAAATTGCTAAGTCTTTAAGGTCTGAGATTAACCCTCTCAAGTATTCCCCTGTAGAAGCAACTAGGGCGGTGAGATTAATTGAACGTGCCGACATTCCTAAGAACGCCATTAAGACTAGTGGTTGGGAATACGATCCGGGTGTTAGAGAAAATCGAGTCGAGTTTAACGAATCGAGTGGATGGTAATGATAAAGATTGCACATTTAGAACACCCCGAAGGTTCTAATCGAAAAGCTTGTAATGGAGAGTTATTAGATATTGAGGACTACTCAACTTATCCAGTTCCGGCTACTAAAAATGCTATCAAACAGTGTCGAGCTTGTTTGTTAGCTGCGAATAGAGTTGCGGTGAAAGAACGTGAGCAGAAAAAGTCAGCTTTTAATCGAGCACCATAGAAAACACCCTTTGGCTGCTTTTAGGTACTACTTATTTTGGATTACAGTCTGGACCATCATTGCTTTTGTAACCCTATTCTTTTGTTTCACTCAAGCCTTCGACCCGAGTTATGGTATTTATGACTGATTAGATTGGCTTGACAAGCATTAGCGAGGCGACTACTCTTGGAGTAGTCGTTTTTCGCGTTCAAGGAGCTATAATGGCTGCTAAATCAAAGAGTAAGAATGGTCGTTTACCCACGCTTCCTGAGCGTGATCGTTTTGAGGCTGAGCTTTTAAGTGCAGCCCGAGAAGGCCGTGAGCCAAAATATAAGACCGTTGCCGATGTTATGGCTGAGGGTCTTGCTGAGGAAATGATTGTGTGGGGTTCTCCTAGTCAGCAGTTGCAGACTAAAGAGGGCCGTTATGCAACTCGTCAGCACAATGATAAGACTGATAAAGATCAAGGTCTTAAGACTATTGAAGGCACGACTCAGAATACTCAGACGCCTTATGATGAAGCTCAGCGTTTAGAGGCTGAGGCTGATGAGAACCGTCGTAAGAGTAATAAAGAGCGGCGTGAGAGTGGAGCAGAAAACGTGGAGGCTTACGCCCCCGTTATGTACGTTAAGGACGCTCCGCAGACTCCGGATGAGAAGCGTGAAGCTGCTGAGTCAGAGGATGAGTCAGAAGACGATTTTGATTTTGAAGCAGAAAGCACTAAGTAATGTCGGATAACGTTATTAGTTATAAATTTAAAGTTGGGGAATATTATCAGGCCCCTAACATTTGTATTGGATGCGGAACTACCGATAATGGAAACACCGAAGGTAAAAGCTTCGGAATGGTTGATTTAGGCCGAGACATTGATTGGTACGGCGTCTGCTACATCTGTTATAACTGTATTCGTGAATTAGCAGCTGTTGCCGGTCTAATTTCCCCTGGTGACTATGAAGATATTGCTAATAGACTTGCTTCTCGGGAATTGCAGGTCACTCAATTAACAACGGAAAACGAGCACCTGCGAAGGATTGTCGATGGATACTCCAGTCTTAGTCTTTCTAATTTTGGTAACGACGATAGTATTGGGACTGATTTGGAAGACACTCCAAGTTTGGGAGAAGAAACCGCGTCGAACGAGAGTGAAGACATTAGCTCCGACGGAGATAAATTACCTGAGGAAGCTAGTGGGGGAACTAATGATGAGGAATCAGGAACTGACGAACTTAGTTCTGTCGAAGAATCCTCAGACGTTCTCAGCACTTCAAGCGACGACGACAGTGATTCCAAATTCCTCGATGAACTCGACGAGTGAGTATCTTGCATCCGGTACAGATGTAGATGAAGTAAACCGTCAGCGTATTGCAGAAGGCTTACAGCCTTTTGACCTCTCTGAGTTTATAGGGTCGGATGATGGCAGCGGATCTTTCATCGGTTGATTCTCCGAGCCGTGCGCAACAGGCTCTTAGTTTTATAACCGGAAAAGGTCAGGTAGCGGAAGATAAGAAAACCGTAGCCTGGGTTAAAGATCAATACAAGCGTTGTAAGGCTCAGCGACTCAAAAAAGAACGTCAGTGGTATTTGAACCTGAGTTTTCTTTTGGGGCATCAGTACGTAGATTGGATTAAGACTTCTACTTCTGCCTCAGGTTTTAAGCTGTACGTACCTCCTGCTCCGCGTTGGCGAGTGCGTTTACAGATTAATATGATTCGCCCGATTATTCGTAAAGAGATTGCTAAATTAACCTCATCTAAACCTAATTGGACTGTCGTACCTAATACTACAGAAGATCAAGATGCAGTAGCGGCCCGAGTGGCAGAACAGATTTTTACTTCGATTTATGATGAGAAGAAGATCCAAAATAAATTAAAGAAAGCAGTCTTTTGGAGTTCTTCTTGTGGGGTCGGGTTTATCAAGTCCATTTGGGACCCGATGGCTATTTGTGGATACGGCCAGTACGAATACCAGGGCGATATTGATTACCTAGTGGTAGACCCTTTTCATATTTTCGTACCTGATCTGTTAGAAGAGGAAATTGAAAATCAGTCCTACATTATCCATGCTCAGACACGTTCTGTAGAGTGGGTTAATTCTCGTTTTCCTGGATTGAAAGTTCAGCCTGATGTTAAGGCCGTTTCTTCTATTATGGAAGAGGCTTTTCTTAATTTGACGGCAGCTAAAAATAGTGAGCCTGATGAAGTCTTATTGCTTGAAATGTGGATTAAGCCTGGGAAAGTTGCTCGTTTCCCGAAAGGTGCTTACCTTTTAATTGTGGGTGATAATCTGGCTCAGATTAGTAGGATGCCGATTGTTGATCCTAATTTGCCGCCAGAAATGGCGGCTATGGCGCCTCAGCAATCTGAGGTTGCGTATCCATATCACCATAAGAAGTACCCGTTCGTTAAAATTGATCACATTCCTACTGGTCAATTTTATCCTGCCTCGGTTATTGAGGATTTAGTTCCAGTACAGAGGGAACTTAATAGGACACGTTCTCAGATTGTTGAGAATAAGAACTTGATGGGCAAAATTAGTTATATCAGCCCGAAGGGTTCTATTGACCCTACGCGGATGACCTCTGAACCTGGACAAGTAATTGAGTTTAATCCGGGTCTTGGAGAGCCTAAAGCACAACAGCCTCCGGAGATTCCTAGCTACGTAATTAATCATCTAGAACAGTTACGTATGGACTTTGATGATTTAAGTGCGCAGCATGAAGTTTCCCGAGGAAACGCTCCTGGAAGTGTGGTAGCGGCTACTGCTATTAGCACTCTTCAAGAACAGGATGATTCCCAACTTAGTACCACGATTGATAGTATTGAAATGGGAATGGAGAAGTTAGGATTTCTTACACTCTCCTACGTTGAGCAGTATTGGGATACTGAACGTTTAGTCAAGACCGTTGGTACTGACGCTTACTTTGACGCTCAGATGTTCCAAGGTTCAGCTATCCAAGGTAATAAGGACGTTCGAGTTGAGCAGGGTTCTGCTCTTTCGATTAGTAAATCTGCTCGTCAAGCCTTTATTACTGACTTAATGAACAACCAGCACATTCCGGCATTGGCTGGATTAGAGGTTCTCAATTTTCCGGGTATTGAGAAACTCTATGAGAACTTGGAAACTGATAAACGACAGGCTACTCGAGAAAACCTTAAAATGCAGCAGGGCATGTTAGAACCAATGACAGGTCCTGATGGGATGCCATTAATGGATCCGAATAGTGCTGACCCGATGACAGGTCAGCCTACGCAGCCTATTATGGGATTGCCTGTTAATACGTTTGACAATCATGAGCTTCACATTGAAGTTCATAATCAGTTCCGTAAGACTCAACAATTTGAAATGCTCCCGCCAGAAGCACAGGCCGCTTTTGAAGACCACGTTACTCAACATCAAATGATGGTTCAAATGGCTATGATGCAACAGCAGGGAATTGCGCCCCCTGTAGACCAGGGTGGACAAGAAGTTAGTCAGCAACAAGCTCAGCAATATCCGCAAGACCCGATGCAACAGGTATTGCCTGGGATGTAATAATGCCTTACAAATCAGATAAGCAGCGAGCCTGGATGCATATTCATGAGCCTGTGATTGCTGCTCGGTGGGATAAAGAATATGGAGGAAAACCAATGCCAGATGCTCGCTCAAAGATTAAAAATGCAATGAAAAACGTTGGCCCAGGTAAGGGTCGTAGTCCTGGTGGCCCTCGTTCTCCTTTTAATTTACCTGGTCGTCGCGTTGGTCGCAATATGACTCCTGGTGTTCCGAGGCGAGTTGGTTCTAATAGTAAGGGACCCTTACAGAACAATAAACCACCTTATATTCAACGTGATCCGTTGAATGACTACCAGGGGCATAATCTACCTCCTAAGAAGAATATTGCTCCAGGAGAGCCTGATCCTAATAGTGGTCCTCCGATTATTCCCGGAGTTGAGCCTGAGCCCCGTCCTAGGAATCAACCAGTTAAGGGGCGACTGAATACTCTTACGGATAAGAATAAGAAGAACAACCGTAAGGCTATGAAGCCTTTACTGCGTATGTATACTCGTGCATTACAGGGTAAGCAGTTTGGTGGTTACGTCTTTGGTGAGAATAAGGGTAATACTACGGCTGATTTCTTAAAGACTATTAAGCCGTACACTAAAGGCACAGGAATGTATAAGATGTTCAACCAGCAGATTAACCCTAAGCCTAAGCGCGGCGGGGATGACACTCCGACTTCTAATCCTCCTCCTGAGCCTGAGGGTGCTAAGTTATCTGCTAGAATTGCCAAGGCGCGTCAAAGGGCTATGGCAAAGAAAGTACGTTCTTAACCTGACTTGACACGTTTATAGGTCAGGGTTTATCCTAGAAGTGTCCTAGTGACTAAGGCAGCGGTACAGTCCTAATAAGGGCCAAGGCCAAAGTACGGTCTACCGAGTAGAAAGTTTTTTAAATGTCTAACATGATTCCCGAGCCCCAAGGCCAACCGGGTACAGGGCAGGAAAATGCAGGTCAAGAATCTCATCCTCCTTATTGGAATGAGCTTCAAGAATTGCCAGAGGCAATGCGGCCTGTTGTTGAGCCGACATTTAAAAAATGGGAACAACAGGTTAATCAGCGGTTCCAACAGCAAGCTCAGCAGTATCAGCGTTACCAGCCTTATGAGCAGATCATTAATCAGTATCAGCCTAATGACGTTCAAATGGCTATTCAGCTTGCTACCCAACTGCGTGATAATCCTGAGGAAATCCTTAAGCAGTTAGCAGCCTCATTAGATTACGATATTGGTGAGGATGACGTTGATCCGGATGAATATATGCCGGATGGAAATAACGCGGAATTAACTGCTATGAGGCAGGCTATTTCTGATTTAAGTGAACGTATTGAAAATGATACGCAGACTCGAAGTCAGGAAGCCGAAGAAACAGAAATCTGGAATACTTTAACAGCGGTAGACGAGGAAATGTCCTCGGAGTATGGCCCAATGGATATGGAAATTGTTCTTACTAGGGCAGCTACTTATCCAGATCAGGGCCTAGAGAGTGCATTAACCTGGTATTATGAGAATGTTGCTCGGCCTTCTAATGGAGGTCAACAGGTTAACGGTGCGCCAACTACTCCAACTGCGCCTCAGCCATTAGGTGCTGGCGGAGGTCTGCCGAGTGAACAGGGCGACTTACAGAAGATTTATTCTGATAAGAAAGCTCGACAGTCAATGGTTGAGCAGTTATTAAATTCTGCCAATCAACAGCAGTAGTCACTAGGAGTTTAAAATGCCAGCGAGTTTAGCAACCGTAAACGCGCTGCTCAAAGAAATCTATCAGGGTTCTCTCCGAGAGCAGCTGCAAAGTGAAGTTATTGGATATAAGCGTATTGAGAGTACCAACCGTGGTGTTTCTCAAGACGTTGGTGGTAAATATGTGACTTTCCCCCTCCGTGTTCGTCGTAATCACGGTCAGGGTTATAGGCAGGAAAATGAGCAGCTTCCTGCGGCTGGTCAGCAGGGTTATGCGTCCGTTCGTATTCCATTGAAGTATGGTTATGGACGAGTCCGTTTAACTGGTCAGCTTATGAAATTAGCGGAAACCAATCCTCAATCCTTCGCTAATGCGATGGAAAAGGAAATGGACGGTCTTAAGGATGACACCGCTAAGGACTGCGCTCGAATTTTCTACGGTAACGCGACTGGTCAATTAGCTGTTGTTACGGCTGATGGTGCTAACACCGTTACCGTTTCTAATATCCAGTATCTTGAACTGGATATGATGATCGACGTTATTACGCCGGGTACTGGTGCTGTTAAGTTCAGCAACCGTAAGATTACTGCTATTGTGCCGGGTACTTTCCCGGCTGGTACGGTTACTTATGATGGTGCTGACGGTACGGCAGTGGCTAACGACGTTATTGTGCGTACTGGTTCCGGTACTGTTTCGGCTGGAGTTTTCCGTGAGCCGAACGGTTTAGGAAGCATTATTGCTTCTACTGGTGCTCTTTATAACGTTGACCCTGCTACTGAGCCTAAATGGGCTTCGATTATTGACACAAATGGTGGCTCTAACCGCTCACTGACTGAGGAAATGTGGATTAAGGCTTGCGACAACACTCGTATTAATGGCGGCAAGGTGTCCGTTATTTTTGCGAGTCTTGGTGTTCGTCGAGCTTATTTCTCATTACTTAAGGCGCAGCGTCAATTTGTTAAGGCTCAGACGTTCGAGGGTGGTTTCCAGGGATTAGCTTTCGCCGCTGGTGGAGGAGATATTCCTGTAGTGGAAGATGTTGATTGCCCGCCGAACACTTCATTTGGTTTACAGGAGAGCAACTTTACTGTTTACCGTGAGGCTGAGTGGGAATTTGCGGACGACGATAATTCCGTTCTCAAATGGGTTACCGACTTCGACGCTTGGGAAGCAATTCTCCGTCGTTATTGGGAGCTTGGTATTGATCGGCGTAACTCTCACTTTAAGGTTGGCGACATCACTGAGACGTGATTCGTAATCCTAGTGACTAACGAGAGGGCCGGTTCCATTATGGGGGCCGGCCTTTCTCGGAGGGATATGAAATGACTAACGCTGATCTAGAACGACTTTACTACCTGACGCAATTAGGTTTAAGTTCGTCTGGATTATCTATCCAGGATTTACAAGCACTTTTCTATGCTCAGCAAACATTTGGAATTGCATCTAATAGACGCTTTGCTACCGGTTTATATTATGGCGTAGATGCAACGGGTGGTAACTCAACAAAAGTTCCCACTCTTAATGAGTTGGATCTTTTTCCGTTTGTTGTTGGAGAACGTCAAGCATTTGATCAGATTGCTTGTGCTTGCACTATTCTTCAAGCGACTTCTGTTTACCGTTTAGGTCTTTATAATTCCGACTCAGGTGGTAAACCTAGTACGCTTTTAGTTGATGCGGGTACGGTGGACTGTTCTACTACTGGCTCTAAGACACTTCCAATTACTCAGACGTTAAATCCAGGTCTTTATTGGTTAGCTGGTTGTGCTCAAGTTGCTGCTGGAACTATGGAACTACGTGGTTATGCAGCAGGTTGGACACCCTATGTTGCTTTAGATGATCCTTCTAGGGTTACATCTGGATCAGGTTATATTCAGGCAGGAGTGACAGGCGCTTTACCTGGTACGTTTACTTTCTCTGCTAATAACTTGTATTCAGGTGCTTTGCCACGACTTTTGTTAAGGGCGACTTAATGTCTAATCGTCAATTAGCCTTTAATAAGGCTCTTATTTTAGCTCCATTGACTGACGGTAATGCTGTCAATGAGAGGACTGTTCATATTGTTGAGGCTATTCGCGCTTATAATCCTCGATTGGACGTTAAGTGGATTCCTGCTGATAAGAGGCTTCCGGGGGAACCACAATTCGCGGTCGTTGAAAGGGTGCATGGAAAAGAATACATAATTTTCCACGTTCAAGATGAATCCCAATTTGATGGACGAATCCTCGAACAGATTATTAAAGCGGATACGTCGCGCAACGATGTTCTCACCGATGTTGATGCGCACAATGAAGCCCTTAAACTCATGCATAAGAAAGCGCAACAAGAGCAAATGGCCGAGGCGACTGACATAGCTAAACATGTCATCGCTTCTCCTCTGAATAAATACCGTGTCAATAAGGATACTGTGATTAGGGACTACGGGAATAGGTTGCGATGAGAACTTTAGACGTTGCTACTCGAGTCAAGCGCCAATTCGGTGATGAGTCAGGATCACAGATTACTGACGCTGTTATTCTTGACTGGATTAATGACGCCCAAAGGGAAATTGTTAATCGCAACAAAGAAATTTTGCAGAAAAAAGCTACTATGGCTACGGTTAATGGTACGGCTAACTATGCTTTACCTACAGAAATTATCCGTCTCCATCGGGTAGCGTATAAAGGAATTGCTCTTAATCCTATTTCGATCCAAGCCGCAGAGCAAGATTACCCTGACAAAGATTTAACCCCTATTCCTACTGGTACGCCGCTTGAATACTGGTTCTTTAATAACGAAATTAATTTACGTCCTGCACCTGCAACAAGTAGCGCAGCAGATTTAACGCTTTACTACGAGCGTTATCCTACGGACGCTTCTGCAATTGCTGGTACTGACCCTACAGGGACAATCGACTTACCCCTTCAATATCATCAGAGGGTGGTAGAATATTGCATAGCTCAGGCAGCAGAATTAGATGATAATGATAGTCGTTACGCTACTAAAATGGCTCAGTTTAATAGTAGCCTAGATGATGCACAGTCAGATTCTTTTATCCGAAATCAGAACGTGTATCCGTCAATTCAAATAGCAGAAGAAGATTCGAGCTATTATGCCACCTAGCGATAAGATCAGTCGTTACGTTGGTCCTTGGCCGGATGGATTAATTACTCGGCACGAGGGTAGTTATGACGTTGCTGAATCCTTCGTGGGTGACATTATTAATTTGGACGTGACAGATTATGGTGTCTTGATACAACGTCCGGGTTTTGTTCGTTTTCATGATGCTTGGGCTGATGGTTGGCCTGGTAGTTTCACCAACTTTGGAACATTTCGGTTATTAGGCTCTCATCCCTCGGCAATTAATGGTAACCTTCGACTGTACGTTTCAATTTTAAAACAGGTTACAGGAACTTGGCGGGAGCGAGTTTATTACACGGATGATCCGACGACTGGTTCTCCGACTCAATTATTTGAGAACGATCACGGAGCTTCAAAACCTGCGGATAATAAATTAATTAATTCAGTTGTTTTGTACAACGGAGAACTTTTCTTTATCCGTCGTGGTGCTGCTAGCGCAGGTACTTTTCAGAATAATATTTCTATGGATAATGGAGATACTACAGGAGCTACTGCGAATGCTTTAACTCTTGTACAATCTCAATTTGGATACTATTCCTTCGTAATGCAGGATCGTGTGTTTGTAGTAGATTTGAATGGTTCTAAAGTGAATTATTCAAAGGCTACTGCTCCGCGAAACTGGACTGCTCCTGATGGTGGATTTTTTAGTGTTAATCCTTTAGATGCGCAACAGGTTACAGCTGTTATTGCTTTAGAAGATATTGTCTACATTTTTAAAGAGGATTCCACCTGGGCCTTCACTTTTAATACTGACCCAGCAGTGGACGGTATTCTTCGCCAGGTCAATAAACAGTTTGGTGCTCTTGATGCTACAAATAAGGGTAGTGACATTTATGTTGTTAATCGTCAGGGTATTTATCGGTTTATTGATGGTGAGTTCCTCAGTATTGCAGAGAACATTCGAACGATTATTGACTCTCCTGACTCTTGGGGCGAGAGCGTTAGTATCACCATCGTCGCTAATCGTCTCATCTTAGGTGGATTTTTCGAGTCAGGGAGTTATACTTCTCTTTGTATGAATCTTAATACAGGAGCCTGGACTAAATACGATCCTTCGGATAGCTTCATTAGTGCTAATAGTAAACGATCTTTTGCTGTTTCCTCTAGTTCGGGTACTGCTTGGCAGGTATGGGGTGATACTCCAAGTGCGGTAGTGGATGGTGTTCTGAATTCAGGTGGCGGATATTTCTCCATGATGCGTATTGGTGGAGATATCAACAATCCGGATGGAAAATGTAAGGATCAAGACCGCTCCGGTAACTTTTTAGTTCCTCGTTATATGATGGTAACAGTACCATTAGCTATGGATGATGCTACGCGATGGAAAAAACTTTACAGGTGGCGTTATGATTTACAGCATGTGGATGCGGATAACCTGGATGCAAAACCAACTTTCTCGATTAGAGAAGGCGATCCATCGGTCGTTGATGCCAGTCAACTTATTACTAATTACGCTGATTTTTATACTGATTTTTTCGATAGCGTTGTGACGAAACAACAGCGTTTTCGAGTTATTCAATTTGGTATCGATAAAGCTGAAACGGCTACGGGTTCCGGAATTACGGATCAAGTTACTTTCCGTGTTCGTGGTTTAACTATGGATTATAGCATCCGTGGTCTTATTCGGACTTGACAGATAGATTAGGATAAGAATATGAAGGGTCAAGAACGGGAGCGTAGCTTCTTAAACGGTAATAGAGTTTACCGTGGAACTAGCCATGCTCCTGATTCGGGACGTAAAGACCCGACTGGCTATATCCAACGAGGAATTAAAAAAGAACAGAGTGATAGTCGTTCAGGATTAGCCGCAGCAGCATTAAATCTTAGAGATCGAATTAACGGTAATCAACAGCAAAGTATGCCTCCTCCTGTTATTCCACAGCCTCTAGTTCCTGTAGGTCCTGGATTAATGAAGGATCGTAGAGGGAGAATTTATAATGCCGGAAATCAAGCGCAAGCCCCGCAAGCCGCCCAAGAACCCAGGCCCGCCTAAGCCTCAACCTACTGCGCTTCCTTTTGATTTAGGCGCTGCACAAAGGCGACGGAGTTTATTGCAGGGCCGTATGAACATGCGGTCTGATTATCGACGTAATGTTCAGGACGCTAATAGGTATACGACTAATGCCATTCGGGACATTAATCAAGAGGCACCTAATGTTTATCGTAGTATTTTAAATAATGCTGCGGGACGAGGAATGGCATTCTCCTCAGGTTATGGTTACAATTACGGTCAAGCAGCGAATCAAATGGCTAATCAGAAGGCTAACCTTACTTCTGAATTAGGGATTAATTTAGACCGTATGCGTGAAGATAAAGAACGTGCTATGGCTAATTATCAGTATCAGCTGTCTAATGTGATGCAGGGACAAGCGCAAGGCGCTGAGAGAAATGCTGGTAATTTAGGTTTTGGTCGAGGAAAGCTTACAAAGAAGAAGAAAAATAGGCGGCCATAATGTATCCAGTAAATCCAGGCGGTGGCGGATTAAATCGTCGTCGAGGATTGCATACTTCACGAAAGATTAGGCGTGTTCAGCGTTTAGTCCGTAGCGGTGCATCTAATCGACAGATTACTCGTGCCACGAGGCGTGCTGTGAACGCTATTAATACTTCACAGGCACGAGGTACTTATGGACGTCAACAGAAACGGTCTACGCATCGTTTAGTTAAAAGACTGAACCGTAGTAATAACTTCTACGCTCGACAGTCAGCTAAGCGAGTTTCTTCTGCGCGCCGTAATACTAAGCCTCATTATGGTGGTATTGGTAGCGGAGTAGGTTTAGGCGGAAACGCTGTTGGTCAGGGCGGTTCTAAAGGACATGGCACTAAGCCAAAGAAAAAGAACCCTCCTACTCATAATCGGCCGCCTCCGAAATTAGGTTCTCCGCATCACCAAGGGCCAGGAACACCAGGGCGACCTCATCGCAAGCCTGACCGGCCAAAGCTCAAGAAGAGGCACCATCCCAAGGGCAAAGGTCCAGGCAAGGGACCAGGTAAAGGGAAGCCTAAAAAGCAGGATATTAAACTTGGCAAGCCCGGTAAGCGTTTAGCGCGTAAGATTACGAATATCACTGAGAATCGTTATCTCCGTGCTAATGAGCAGAACGTTAAAAAGGAAGTTGCAGACTTTCGTAAGCGACGTAAGTATATCGTTAAGCATACGAAGAGTCCTAAGCGAGAGAAAAAACTAGTTCAAATTGCTCGTAAGAACATGATGAAAGATGTTCGAGAGCGAGGTACTGGTGCGGGTAAATTATATCGTAAAGCTGGTTTAGCTGTTAGTGCTGAACTTGATCCGCAGCTTAAGGCTCTTACGCACCGCGTTAAGCAGACTCGAAAAGAAAGGAAGCGTACGCTTCAAGACTTAAAGGGTCTATACGAACGTGCAGGGGCACAGAACGAGAGTAATACAGAACGTATTGATACTCGTGGTGCTAACGC